ACATTTTATCATCGTAGGTTCAGTAACCTAAAAGGAGTTAACAATCTTATCCCAATCTCAAAACAAATAGAGATGATAAGAGATGTTAGAAACGATTTCCTTCAGTATTACGATTTGGGTGGTGTGAGTTTCGAATGTGTGAAGAAATTTGAAAATTTCTATACTAAGCCATTACATAAAGTAGAATCAAACGGAATTTATACAACGAATGGTATGGAGTGGACAGAGTATCACCCATTCACAACAACATCTCGTCCTTCAAACAACTTTGGTGGAGTAAACTATGCGGCATTGAACAAAGATGATGGTAGTAGGGATAGATTCGTAAGTAGATTCGAAGGGGGTAAGTTGGTACAATTCGATTATGATGCGTATCACCCACGTATCATTGGTAAGATGGTAGATGAACCAATTCCAATGGATGTAAGTGGACACCAAGCACTTGCCGATATGTATGGGGTATCCTATAGTGAATCAAAGGGGATTACGTTCCGACAATTGTATGGTGGAGTACAATCGGAATATCTACATATTCCGTTGTTCTCTAAAGTTTCACACAAAATTGATTTGATGTGGATGGAATTCAATCGTAGGGGGTATGTTACAACACCATTGGGTAGAAAGTTATCCAAAACCAATCTAAAGGATATGAATGCCAACAAACTATTCAACTATATGCTGCAGGCAACAGAAACGGAGTTGAATATGAGGATACTATCAAAGGTGGTGGATTTCCTAAAGGATAAGAAATCAAAAATAGTGTTATACACATATGATTCATATTTATTGGATATACATTCCGATGAATTTGGTATTTTAAAAAATTTAAAGATACTTATAGAAGGGAATGGATTCCCCACAAAAATGGAAATAGGCGATAGATATTCTGAAATGGAATCTACGAATATTGAAACAATGGATATGGTATGAATGAATTTCTTAATGAACTAATCGATTTATGGTGGATGGAGTGTCGTGGTGAATTGGCCAAAAACCCACTATCTGAAAAATCGATTAGAGGACTCAGAAAAGTATTAAAAGAAAAATATGATTTCGATTCTGATGTAATCGAATACATTATAGAAACTACTATCAAAACACCTACAAACTTTCATTTAGGTGGTGATAGAACATCAGGTATGGTTGTGGGTAGAAACGATACAGCAGTATCAGCACACCTACATGGAGATGGTGATGAGGATGATGAACCTGCTTATGTTTGGGAAGAAGATGAAGAAGAGGAACGTCCTGATAGTGGTGATGATAAAGAGCGGGCTGAAAAAGATATTCAAAGAAATGCATTAACTGCGTTAGAAAAAGAGAAGGTGCATGAGGTTATCGAGGGACTTGGGGTTCTTTTATCCGAAGCATCAATATTCGATTCTAAGTATTCAGTAGGTGATAGATTTTTACCCTTGAAAGCTACGGCTGAACTATTCTCTAAAGGGTTACCTTCTGGTGAGAAGAATCCAAAAGGACCATTTACTAAAATGGGTGAGATGGATGATGCGGTTGAAGTCAACATCGGCTCAGGTCCGACCGTTTATGTATCTGCAGATGATACAAAGAAAACATATAAGATTACCGCATCCGCAAACCAATTCCGTTCTTTATTTGGTAAGATGCGAAAGGGTGCATCACCTAATAACATCAATTGGAACACCGAAGTGTTGGAAACTGCGGCGTGTTTGGGTTTGTTCGTAAATGGTATCTCAATACTAAACATACTAAACTCAGCTAAAACTCAAGATGAACTTCCAAACGTTGTAGCTAAAGTAAAAGATAAGGTTGTAAAAGCATTGGGGAGTAGTGGTGATTACGCTAATGCTGGTGAGATAAGTAAGAAGTTAGATAATATGCCATTAGGTGATTGGATTCTATTAGGTCAATTGATGGCGGGTATGACTAAATTTACCGATGATATTCTATCATTTAAACCATACCTAATCCATAAGAGCATCAAAGCATATTATACAGCAACTGAACGTTCTGATTTAGTTGATGGTGTTAAGGAAAACACAACCGATGCTGTTGTATCAAATGTGCCTGGTCCGGAATTGGTAGCAAACTTAGAAAAGGGGTTGCCTGTTGAGTATGATGGGCGGGGTGTTTGTACAATTAAAGGAACTAAGATTAAATTCATTCAGATATCATTAAAGAAGGGTAAGGATTCTGCTCAGTTGGGTAAAATCTATTCATACCTAAAAGATAAGTATGGGTTGTTAAGTAACAATGATGTATTAGACCTTGCGATTAACGAGGGGTTTAGTGATTTCATTAAGAAGGGAATGGGTTTTATCAGAAACATTGGTACGGAGTTCTTATCTAAGTTAAAGCAAGCTGGTGATATGATGATTAGTATGGGTAAGAAACTATACTCATCATTAACAAAGGCACCTACTAAGCAAGTTAAAGATTTAGAAAAACAATTACAACGTGCGGGTATGAAAGGTACTATTAAAGAGGGTATCTTATTAGGTGAAGGTAAAGCCTCAATGTGGGAATCGTTTGAAGAGATATCTAAAGACCAGAAATTGTTAGATGTTATTGTGAAAAACACAAACAATGAATTTACCAAACTAAAGAAAGCAGCAGATAAAAACCCTGCGTTTTACTATGCTGGATATAAAGATTTAAAGATAAAAGCACCTGTAACTAAGGATAATGTGGCGAAGTTGATTACCAATTTCCAATCAGCAATTGTTCTACAGAATATGATGGGTGATTTGAATGCAGATGCGAATAAATTGTATTCACAGATGGTATCTTTGGAAAAAGAGATGGTGTATGGTAAAACCACATTACCACTATACAAAGTATATGGTTTGAGTAAAGATGGTGGAGGTACAGCATATGAACCATATCCTGGTTCAGAGAGTTACGTTGAAGAGAAAATGAACAAAGACCTATCCGATGTGGTAGTGTTTTATTTGTATAGTTCTGACCAAAAAACTTACTTTACTCTAAGAGCATATGGTTTATCGGGAATCAATGAGAAAGGTGATTTTAAATACTCACAATTCAGGATGGGTACTAATGATAGCGGTAAGTATAGTTATAACTTTGAAGGTGTTAAGGAGTTACCACTTGGAAAAGTTAAAAAATCTCTTGGAATCAAGTAAATTAAGGGGTATGGGTGAGAACGCAATTATTATGTACATTTACAACTGAACTTACATTTGAAGATTTGTTGAAAGATATCTTTGAATCGTATGAGCTATTCAGTAGAAAAATATTTATTTTAAAATTAGAACCATCCAAAGAATTGGTGATTAGCTACAATATAGTACCAAATCGGAATAGTAGATTTCTACCAAATAGTATTATGGTACATAGAAAAAAAGAATCGAATACTATGTACACCATCAATGCCTTGAATCGATTGATTAAGGAGCTGAATGGTGGAGTAGAGGATAAAACCTATCAGGTAAATTGGCAGGATTATCGTAACTCATTGATTCTTACAGATGGTGATGGCTATAAGGTAATGGGAACAAAATTGTTCCGAATAGTTGATGTTAATTAAAACTTTTTGATATTTATACTTGGAAGTTTGAAGAAACTTTTGTATATTTGTAACCATATCAACACATGGGAGTAAATGAGTGTTGAAAATAAAAATTGAAATATATTTGGAAGTTTGAAGAAACTTTTGTATATTTGATAAATAAATGTTTAACTAATTAAAAAATGGAGTAATTATGGCAATCGATTTAGATGCAATCCGAAACCGTCTGGACAGTCTACAGACGAAAGTAAAAAAGACTGACAATTTGTGGAAGCCAAAGCCCGGCAAGCAGCAGGTACGAATCGTACCTTATGTACACAATCAATCAAACCCTTTTATCGAATTGTTTTTCCACTATGGATTTGGTGGTAAGAACATTTTATCACCACAAACTTTTGGTGAAGCAGACCCACTTATGGAGTTCGCTGACCAGTTGAAAGCAACGGGTGATAGAAACGATTGGAATCTTTCCAAGCAACTTACACCTAAGATGAGAACTTACGTTCCTGTTATTGTAAGAGGTGAGGAATCTGAGGGTGTTAAGTTTTGGGGATTCGGTAAGACCGTATACCAGGAATTGTTGGCGTTCTTCGCTGACCCTGATTATGGTGATTTGACCGACCCGACTAGTGGTAGAGATATCACTGTTGAGTTCAAAACCGCTAAAGAGTTGGGTAAGAACTATCCTGAAACTTACATTCGTGTTAAACCAAACCAAACTCCTATCACAGAGGATAAGAATGTTTTGGAATTGGTTAAAGACCAGATTGAGCTTCCAACGATGTTCAAAAAGTACTCTTACGATGAGATGAAAAGTTTGTTGGAGAAGTGGTTAGAAACTGGGCAGGTTGAAGAATCTAAAGAAGAAGAGGAAACCCAACCAACCGAAGCTGCAGCACCAACAACACCTAACGCAACTACAGCCGATGTAAAAGACGCATTTGAAGATTTATTCAATAATTAATACGCTACAATATGTCCAAAACAAATCGTGATGAATTGTCCTCAATTCTCGCTGATAATCTTAACAAAAAGTTCAAAGGACAACAAAAGGTAGCTTACTTCCTTGATGGCTCCGAACAGACACCCACCGACCTTACCGAGTGGGTGTCTACCGGAGATGATATGCTAGATTTAGCAATCTCAAATCGACCAAATGGTGGATTTCCTGTAGGAAGAATTGTTGAGGTTACAGGTCTTGAGGCAAGTGGTAAATCTCTCCTATCAGCACATACATTGGCTAACACTCAAAAGAAGGGTGGTTTAGCTGTGTACATTGATACGGAGAACGCAATTAACCAAGAATTCTTAGAAGCATTAGGGGTAGATACTCAGAAGTTACTTTATGTACCATTGGAGACTGTAGAAGATATCTTCGATGCTATGGATTCTATTATTGAATCCATTCGTAAATCAGATAAGGATAGGTTGGTAACAATCGTAGTTGATTCAGTTGCAGCTGCAACTACAAAGGTAGAACTATCAGCAGATTATGACCAGGCGGGTTACGCAACCCAAAAGGCAATTATCATCTCTAAGGCAATGAGAAAGATTACAAATCTCATTGGTAGAGAACGTATTTTGGTAGTATTCACTAATCAGTTACGTGTTAGAATGGGAGTATCGTTCGGTGACCCATACACAACATCAGGTGGTAAAGCATTAGGTTTCCACGCATCCTGTAGATTGAGAATGAAGCAGATGGGTAAACTTAATTCCAAAGTTGGTGGAGTGGACCAGACGGTTGGTATCAAAACCAGAGTTCAGGTCATTAAGAACCGAATGGGACCACCATTGAGAGCAGTTGATTTTGAAATCTACTTTGATAGAGGTATCGACAGATATGGTTCGTGGTTGAATACTATGAAAACGTATAAGTTGGTAAAGCAAGGTGGTGCATGGTACACTTGGGTGGATGAATCGACTGGTGAGGAAATTAAATTCCAAGCAAAGGACTTCCAAAAGATATTGGAAGAACGTCCTGAAGTGAAGGAGCAAATGTATAACCAAATCTGTGATGCATATATCTTAGGATACAAAGAAGCCTCAGAAAGTGCAAATACAGATTCAACAGAATTTGATGATACAATCGACTAATTACAAAGAAATGTTAAGTAACCTAAGTGAAACATCCGTTGGTGATGTTAACGATAAAGTTATGATTGTAGATGGGTTGAATATGTTCATCAGAGTGTTTGGTGCAGTTCCTACACTAAATGATGATGGAGAGCACGTCGGAGGGGTAACAGGTTTTCTGTTATCCCTCGGCGCTCTTATCCGAAAGAACAAACCAACACGAGTTTTGGTTGTATTTGATGGTAAGGGTGGCTCACATCGTAGAAAAAAGATGTACAAAGGTTACAAAGAAGGTAGAACGGGTCTTACAAAGGTTAACCGATTGGTTGGTTACGAAGATTTGGAGGACCAGAGAGAATCTATGAAAAATCAATTTAACCTATTGATTAAATACTTAGATTTACTACCAGTCGACTTATGTTACATCGACCACATTGAGGCAGATGATGTAATGGCATACGCTGCCCGACATATATTTGATAAAGAAGTTATGATAATTTCCTCTGATAAGGATTTCTTACAATTGGTAGATGATAGAATTTCAGTATATCTACCAACTAAGAAGAAATGGATGCATAAAGAGGATGTAAAAGAGTTGTATGGTGTTCCATCACACAACTTAGTATATTACAGAATATTCGATGGTGATAAATCCGATAATATTCCCGGCGTAAGGGGTATCGGACCAAAAACACTAATCAATAAATTAGAATTTCTTCAATCGGAAGAACTAACATTAGATACACTATTTGAAAGGGTATCTGAGTTAGAAGATGAGAAACTGAAGAATAAAATCTTAGAGAGTAAGGATACACTTACATTGAACTATGATTTGATGCAGTTATCAGAACCTGATATGAGTTCTTCGATTACTTCAAATATACGAAACATCATTGATTCACCAATCAATGGTCTTAACTCGTTCAAATTCAAAAAAGAGTTTATGATTGATAAATTGTATACTGCTTTTAAGAATGTTGATACGTGGTTAGTGAATACTTGGCAGGATTTGGATAAGTATTCGAAACAAACCAAAAAATAATTTGGTAATTAGATAATAAATTCGTATATTTACTTTATGGATAAATTTGGAAATAAGTTTGGAACGAGCTTCCAGATAAAGATTATATCAGCGCTGTTATCCGATAGGATATTCCTTCAGACTGTATATGATATTCTCAAACCTGAGATGTTTGATTCTGAAGCAAATGAATGGTTGGTAACTAAGACCTTATCGCATTTTGATGGGTATTCTAAGTTACCTACTCTTGATGTGTTTAAGAACGAAGTAGATAAAGTTGAGAGAGATGTTCTGAAGCAATCCATTATTGATAACCTAAAGCAAGTTTGGAATCAATTAGAATCTGAGGATTTAGAGTACGTTAAAGAGCAAACGTTGGAGTTCTGTAAGAACCAAACGTTCAAAAGCGCTATCTTAGAATCAGTTGGGTTATTAGAAGAGGGTAAATTTGATGTAATTAAATCTAAGATTGATTCCGCTATGAAAGCGGGGCAAGATACCGATATTGGGCATGAATACAAAGAGAACATCGTAGAGCGATACGAATCTATTGTTAGAAATGTAATTCCATCTGGTTGGGATGTTATTGATGAATTAGTTGATGGTGGGTTTGGTAAAGGTGAGTTGATTATGTTTGCCGCTCCGCCTGGAATCGGTAAATCTTGGGCATTGGTAAATGTTGGTATGGCAGCTGCTAAAGCGGGTAAGACCGTAGTACATTACACATTGGAGTTGAATGAGGGATATGTGGGTCAGAGATACGATGCAGTATTGACTGGTATCGCAGTACCTAATCTTAAATTCAATATGGAAGAAGTTAGTACTCAGGTCGGTAACTTGGGTGGTGAGTTGATTATCAAATACTGGCCTACTAAATCCGCTGGATTGAATACTATGAGGGCATCTTTGGATAAACTAAAGTTACAGGGAAAGAATCCTGATGTGATTATTGTAGATTACGCTGATTTGTTGAAGGGTAATAGTAGGAAAGAACGACACGAAGAGTTAGAAGAGATTGTAGAGGGGTTGAGAGGTATTGCTGGTGAGTACGAATGCCCACTATACACCGCATCCCAAATCAATCGTAGTGGTGCGGAAGATGATATTATTACGGGTACTAAAATTGCTGGTTCATTCTCTAAGTTGATGACCGCTGATTTTATGGTTTCACTCAGTAGAAAGATTGAAGATAAGTTAGCTGGGACGGGTAGATGGCACGTTATCAAAAACCGATTCGGACCAGATGGGATGACACTACCATCTAAGGCAAATATGAGTAATGGTAGAATCAACATATATTCTGATGATTCCATTGATGGTAAAAAGACCCAAAGTGATATGTCAAAGGGGGAGAGTTTAGTAAGAAAGAATTTGTTACAAAAATACAACGATATGAAGGGAGATATTGATTTCTAATCACTATATATTATCACCCAAATAGATTTTCGAACACAAATAAAGAGAGAGACCAATACTATGGCACAATTGTTTACAGAAAGAATACCATTTAAACCATTTGAATATCCAATTTACTACACCGAAGGGTGGTTAAAACAAGCACAAGCATTTTGGTTACATACTGAAATACCAATGCAGGGTGATTTGAAAGATTGGAATGAAAACCTTAATGAATCAGAAAAGAACTTAGTTGGTAATATCCTATTAGGATTTGCACAAACAGAATGTGCGGTATCCGATTATTGGACTACTATGGTAACTAAGTGGTTTCCGAAGCATGAGATTAAACAAATGGCAATGATGTTTGGTTCTCAAGAAACAATTCATGCCACCGCATATTCATATCTCAACGAATCGTTGGGATTGGAAGATTTTGAGGCATTCCTACACGAACCTGCAATTGCAGAAAAGTTTGAATATCTAACAGCTACTTCAGCAGATTGGACACATGAGGATTTACAAACAAATCCAGAGGCGAGAGAAGAGGTGGCACGTTCGTTAGCAATATTCTCAGCTTTTGCAGAAGGTGTATCACTATATAGTTCTTTTGCTGTGCTGTATTCCTTTCAGATGAGAAATTTTCTAAAAGGAATCGGCCAGCAGATGAAATGGAGTGTAAGAGATGAATCACTACACTCTAAAATGGGATGTCAACTATTCAGACATATGTGTGATGAGTATCCTGAGTTAATAGATTCTGTAAGAGATGATGTTACTGAGGCGGCCAAACTTATGGTTGAGATGGAACATAAGTTTATTGATAAGATGTTCGAAATGGGTGATTTGGAAAATTTGAAATCTAAAGACCTGAAGAACTTCATCTCAAAAAGAGGAAATGAAAAATTAAAAGAGTTAGGATATGAACCAATTTTTGAATTCAATAAAAAGTCAGCAGAAGAATTAGATTGGTTCTACCATTTGACTGGTGGAACAACACATACTGATTTCTTCGCAGTAAGACCTACTGATTATTCGAAGGCGAACGAAGGTGAAGATTTTAACGATATTTGGTAAAAAGTTATGAAGAATTACGGAGAAGAATTAGGATGGGAACTCGGAGTCGATTTTCCTGACTGGGCGAATACAGAGATTTATGTTAAGACTATTTCTAAAGGATATCTTTTATCTGGTGAAACGCCTAAAGATGCTTATTGGAGGGTATCAACTGCGGTCGCTCGGAGATTGGGTAAACCTCAGCTTGCTAGTAAGTTTTTCGATTATATTTGGAGGGGTTGGCTTAATCTTGCTACTCCTGTACTTTCTAATACGGGGACTGATAGAGGGTTACCAATATCTTGCTTCGGTATTGATGTTGGTGATTCCATTCAAGAAATCGGAAGTAAAAACTTAGAAATGATGTTACTCGCTAAGCATGGTGGTGGTGTTGGGATTGGTATCAATCAAATCAGACCGGCTGGGAGTAGAATTACACAAAATGGTACATCGGATGGTGTTGTACCATTTACAAAGATTTATGATTCAACTATCCTTGCTACAAATCAGGGTTCAGTTCGTAGAGGTGCCGCATCGGTAAACCTAAACATTGAACATGGTGATTTTGATGAATGGATTGAAATCAGAGAACCGAAGGGTGATGTAAATCGACAGTGTTTGAATCTACACCAATGTGTTGTTGTTGGTGATAAGTTTATGAGAAGGTTGGAAGATGGTGATGCTGAGGCAAGACGTAGATGGGGTAAGGTACTTCAGAAACGAAAAGCAACTGGTGAACCTTACATTATGTACAAAGGTAATGTAAACAAACAAAATCCCGAAGCATATAAGCAAAATGGATTGAAAGTGTTTATGACGAACATCTGTTCTGAGATTGCATTACATACCGATGAATCTCACTCATTTGTTTGTTGTTTATCATCATTGAACTTATCTAAATATGATGAGTGGAAACATACCGACCTTATCTATACCGCAACTTGGTTTTTGGATGGAGTATTAGAAGAGTTCATTCAGAGAGCAAAAAATATGAGAGGTTTTGAAAACTCTGTACGTTCTGCTGAGAAGGGTAGAGCATTGGGATTGGGTGTGTTAGGATGGCA